CCAAATTGCTGACGCAATGTTTGTGACCATTGCTCAAAGTATCCTGGATCGGTAGGACTTACTTTGCCAAAGCCTTTTGTCTGAAGTTTACGAGCATACATATCACTGTTGCTTTCAACCATACGCTGGAAAGTGTTACCAGATGAGGCAATCTTTCTAAACATCTCACCTAACGGACCACCATAGACGTCATATAATTCATGGGTTGTGCCATCGCTAGTAGTAATGTCATAAGTTCCGTTACCAATTCGGTCTTTTGGTGTAGCAGTTCCAAACTTATTAATAGTTTCTGTGTAATGATTGTAAACAGCCAGCTTTTCTTCCTGAAGAAGTTTAAGAGTGTTTACTTCACCAGCTAAATCAAGGTTATCAGGACGCAAAGATAACTTTGCTTCGCCTTCAGCAATTTTAGTTTTAAGTTCTTTAAGTTCCCTGATAACACCAGTAGTAGATTGCTGTACATTCTTGATAGACATACCATCGTGTACCGGTAAGTAGGTATCAATCAAGCGAGCAGGCACACGTACCGAGTTATTAACAATATTTTTTAAACCAGGACCTAGATGACGCAAAGAAGTCATAGCACCAACAGATACCGCAATACGACCTTGTGAATCAACACCGTTACGGATTGTGTAACCAAGACGTAATAGCACTCCAGCCTTGAACAAGTCCTGCACTAGATCAATAACGCTTAACGGCTTGTCTGTTAGTGCGCCTTTGAGTGCTTGAATTGCTGAAGAATTTTGCTTTAGCAAACGATCTAGTAGATCAAAGTCCATTATTGGAAGCTGGTTAGCGGTTTGAGATTCAAACTGCAAAACTTTAAGAACTGACTCATCTAAATCAACCATAAAGCCTCTGTCTTTAATGGACTTTAGGGCAGAGGTGCGGTTACCTTGGTAAGTATTATAGATTTGATCTGCTGTTTCAGCATCAATATTGTATTTAGCAGCAATAGCGCGAACACCAGAGCCTTCAATATTTAACATAGCCAAGCTACGTGCTTCTGGAGTGGTTGCTCCCATATAAGAATCAAGCAAAGAGTTAGCTTGCTCATCCGATAAAGCGTTAATTCTTTTCATTGTGGCAGGAACACCTGGTATAGCAGTGCTTGTGCGCAAGCGCTCAAGTACTGCTACAATTTCTTTGTATGAATCTGGATCATTAAAATCAACTATGCCAGCAGGACGTTCGTTTTGTGCCCAAGAAATTTTTTGATATAAACGGTGAAAGGGAGTTGGTTGGAATATTTCAATATCAGGAGTTCCAACAGGCTTATCATAAAATCGAACAGAGCGTGCTTTGGCAACAAAGTCTTCAACACCCTGAGCTAATACACCAGTTGTGCGAGCAAGCGTACCGCCGCCTATGCCAAGACCCATCATCTTTGCAAATTCAGTATCTGCTTTAGCAAGTGCTGCGTAGTTAGCCTCAGCTTCAGCAATAACACCAGGATTATCGTTTAGGAATGGAATCATTCCAGTTCCATCTGGTGCAGAAAATAGTTTATATTCATCTACCGCTGATAAATCAGCACGAGCCTTAGCAAGAGCATCTTTCATATCAGCACGTGCAAACGCAAGTTCATCTATAGCTATTGGATCACCAGTTGCTGTACGAAGTATTAGAGCAGTAGTATCTTTGTCGGTAGACTTACCAAGAAGGTAAGCAAGAAGTGCTGGCTGATCTGATGCTTTAATCATTGGGTGATTAATTGCATAAATAGAATCATTAGTAGTAAAGTCATCAATAACTTTAGTAAAGCGATTAGTTTCGCCGTATTGTGCTTTAGTTAAATCTTCTGCTGCTTTAGCAACGATGTCTGCATTTTTTAATTTACCAGTTACTAAGCTACTTGCTTTAAGGGCTGCTCCAGCCTTAGCGCCAACAATGGTTACATCACCAAAGATTATAGCAAGAGTATCTATACCACCAGATAAACCTTTACCCCAAGCGCTTTTATTAAATGCTTGTTCACGTTCACGTGGGTCATAGATATTAAACTTTGGATCGTAATATGACCTGTATACTCCTAGTACTGACTGACCAAAAGAAATTTCTTGAGCGCCGGTATAGGCTTTACGCCATTCGTTAGGATTAAATATATCTGTTATTGGCACTCGACCACTAGCAATATCACCTTGTACAAGGTTAAGGGTAGTTAACGGCTCACGAATGTACTGTTGGTTAATGTAGTTAATACGCTCAAGTGTTGGTTGAACCCCAGGAACTTTCATAATTGCTCCACCGGCTGATGCCAGAGGTTTAATTATATCTTTGCTCTCTGGTGCCCAAGCGTTTTTTAGGGTATTAGAAAAACCGTTAAATTCAGCGGCATCATTCCAAGGTGCTGTTCCAATATCCCAGCCAACACGAGCAACGCTACTAGCGCCACCAAAAATTTCTCCACTAAATTTTGCTGTATTTTTAGCAATGGTTGAAGTTATATCACCAATTCGATTCCATAGACTCACTACATATTCCATAATTCTTTAATTGCAGCACGAGTTTCTGGTGAAGTATTAGGTAAGTCTGCTATATAAGCAAGTACTGACTTTGATGCTTCAATCTTCATCTTAAATTCTGAGTCATCTGCTGGTTTAGCCATCATTAAAGAATCAGATCCTAAACCTGGACCCACATCAGCACCATTTGTTACTGGTTCATCTCTGCGTTGTGTTGGCGCAAATAAACCAATCATTGGCTCTGGTTTTACTATTGGTTGTGGGCGTGTAGACGCTCCTGCAATATCTTCTTGCATCATTTTGCGGTCACCATAATTTTGCGATGGTGGTAAATCTTCTCGTACAGCGAACTTGCCTGGACCAGATACGCCGGTAAGCGGGTTTGTATCTCCCATTTAGTCCTCCTGTAATGTTTCTAAATCATTTGTCATCTGTTCCCACGCTTTGGAAACTTTACTCTTGCGGTTTGCATTGTATACCGCTAATTCTAAGAACTCATCTGCCAGTCCGTGAAATGAACCTGTAATGTTATGAAAAAATCCTGCAAGTATAACTAAGAAATCTGCGGAGCGTACTGGACGTGTAACGAAATCTTTATCATCCACTATCCAGTACCTCCGACGAAAAATTGTTAAGCCTTCTTTCCTCTACGACCTGCTGGCATTACTGACGGTACAACCTTGCCTGGACCTGCTGGCTTGGAGGTATCCTTCTTGCCTTCTACCGGCTTTGACATTGGTGCTGCTGCACGTGATCCTTTATTCATTTATACACCTCCTCGGTTATGCTGCGCCGCCTATTGAAGCGAGCAAAGTTGCTATATCTGGACGTTGACCAGCAGCGGGGGTTGCACCACCTTGTGGAGTTTGATTTGGCTGCGAGGCAGGGGCGGGAACCGCACCCGTTGCTGGAGTCATAGGTTGTTCACCAGGTACTGGTTGAGCTTGTACTGGCACTGGTTCTGGAGCAAATGCTTTTTCAATTATTGTTTCTAGTTGTAATCCTTTTTGTCTGCCCTTAATGACTTCAGCAATTCTACTAATGATTTGAGAAGGGTCTTGTCCTTGCGCTGCAAGTGCTGGAATAGCTTGAGCATACTGAGCAACAGCAACGCGTAAAGAATCACGCATTTCTTCGATGTCCACACGCTGTTCTTCTTGAGTGACATTTAGCTCCATAGGTATTTCTCGTCGGACATAATCTCTTGAAACAAGTTTATCGCTGCGCATTTGTAATAATGCAATGATGGCTCGGTTAGGATCCATACCAGACATAATTCCATAGCGCACATCTACACCATATTCGCCGTTAATATCGCGGCTAGGTGTGTACTTCATTGTAAATGGTGTGCCATCATCTACACCTTTAATAGTTTTAACTATGTTACCAAAGATTTTTTCATCTATCTCAAAACATTGTGCTGCTAGGTTTGTGAAGAATCTAGCAAAGTGTGCTTGTGCTGCTTTAATCTGTGTATCGAATCCAGCTTGTAAAGCCTGTACGCCACGACCAGTAACGATAGAAGCATCAATGTTACCGCTTCTAGTTTCTGGATATCTGGCACCAATACGAAGTTCACGCTCTAAGACACCGGACTCAGTAAAGACCCCAGCAGGTAGTTCTAATGGAACTCTGCGGATGCCTTGTGGATTGGCAGAACGCATAATGGCATCTGGACCAAGAGCAAGTTCTTGCACATCTTGTGGAATGGCAATAGGAGCTTGAATAGATTTTTCTGCAGCTTGAATTTGTAACACTGCAAATCTTGCTCTGGCAAGTTGGACGGAAAGTACATCATCAAACTGACCACGTGCTTCGCCATCTAAAGATGAGCGGAAAGCAACTTGTGCTAAGCACTTACCAACTGGATTAGGAATGTTGGCTAGAACTAGGTTCTTGCGTTCTGGGATAAAGATTAAGTCTTGGTCTTTGTCGTGATAGCGAACTAAGGTTAAATAAGGAGATGATTGAAAATAAGAATTTTGTGGGATGATCTGAGAATAAAACTCTGGATACTGCGCTGCTAAAGTTTCAGCATCGGATGTAGTTGTCTGTGTTAATGAGATACAACGACCAAACCTATCAACTTCTGGATAGACTCCAAAAGGATTTAATAAACGGATTCTAGGATTGTTAGTTTCGTAATCCATCTCAATAATTGCTGGAAGCAAACCGTAGGTATTAAACCAGTCAGCACCTTGATACATTTGTATCTGTAACTCTGATGCAGAGATATAATGATTAACAATTCTAGTTCTAGTATCTGCTGCCTTGCGCTGGGTATCTGACACCATATTGGTAGCAGCACAGTTAAAGGATGGTAGTGGTGCCATTACCTCTGCTAAGTCCCTAGCAGCTACATCAACAAAGTTAGCAACTAGAGGCTTTGGATAGTCCTCAGAAAACATTGCTGGATAAACTTTAGAGATATCGCCTTGACGCACAGAGAGTACATCGCGCATCCTCTGGTCACGAGCAGCGTAGCGTGTTTTAAGTCTTTCGACTTTAGCTACTACCTCTTTAGTTGATAACAATGTTTGTCCTTACTTCTTAATTTTAATTGTTTTAGTTTTTGGTTGTTATTATCTAGGTTGTCTGCCCATAGAACCACCAAGTGCCCCACCAAGACCGCCACCGCGACCACCCCTAGCGGTATAAGTTTTACCAGTAGTTTTATCTGTTACTGTTTTAGCACCTGCTTTGATAGCAGCTTTTGCTGCTTTATTATTTGCTGCTGGTATAGATGCTTCTAATTGAGCAATAATTTGTTTTACTTGCTTTGAGGTTAGCCCCATATCTGATGCTTTAACTTTCTTGGCTGCCATTTTATCTCCTTAGATGAATGTACGTTCTTGTTCCGCGAACAGTTCATCGAGATTGATTACTGTGCGTTTTGCGCGTTCGCTACGCGACAAAAATGGATTCTTCATATGGTGTACTGCGTGGATACCTTGGTTAAGCATCTCTCGCGCTCTAATCTCACAAAACCATAGAGCCATAACCATATCGGTCTTACCCTTGGTAGTAGGCGACCAAGTAATAAGTTGCTCTATCAAAGCCTTCACGTTCTCGGTTTGATCCGAAGGAAGGTGCATAAGATTATCTCGGTGGTGCTTACCATCGTGTTGCTTAGTTCCAAAGAGGGTAGACATAGAAGCTACACCAAAACCAGAATCCCATTTATTAGAACCGGTATGGTGTTCTTTAAGCAGTACACCTTTAGAAGCAAGTTGCTGACGGATACCTTCATCTTGAGTTAAGAAAGATTGAAAGGCGTTCTTTTCTACAACCCACTCACTAGGAGCATAGAGGTTGGTCCAGTCAAAGATTAACTGCCTAATAGCAGCAGGGGTGGGTCTAGTAATTTTAATAGCATCTACAATGTAACGCTTATGCGATATGCGGTCTATGGCATAACAGATAGCGGCGGTATCGCCAACCATTGCTGGGTCTAGCCCACAGACAATAGAAAAACCATTCATATCTTTAGGATGCCCTGGGTGACCTGGAACTAATCTGCCAGACTTACGCATACCATCAATAGAACCACGAACACATACTGGGTCAAAGATTGCATCGTCAGAGATATCTTGTTGCTGATAAATCAAAGCCCAAGTAGAGGGATCCATAGATTGTCGTTCGTTAAAAAGGTTACGTCCGGACCATCTAGGATAGAGTCCAGTTTCTGGGTTCTTATCTTCTTCCTTCTGTCCATCAAAGGGTTGGTCAGATTCTGCCCAGAGAGTTAACCACTTATCAGGGTCATCATCTGTTTCTAGCAAAGCTGGCATAGCTAGATAAGTCCAAGGGACTAAGCCACCTGGGTATCTATCTTCATTGCGTAATTCTTTATAGAGGTCTACTGCGCTAACTCTAGTACCAATAATGATTAGCTTCCCCGTAGGGTTAAGACGGGAACGCACATCTTGGGTAAGCCACTTAATCTGACGCTCAAAGTCATTAGCATTGGAAAGGGTTACAGCATCATCAACTATAATCATATCGGCGCGTTTACCGTAGATCTGACCACCAATACCAACAGCTTCGATATTTGGGTCTTTCTCGCTGGACTCACGCAGTTCATCACCAAAGGTAATACGGGTGGCTTGCCACGATGCTGACTTAGAATTGAACCCTACGCCAGCAGCGTACGCTTGTTGTAAGTTTTCATACATAGGATGTGTAAGGCGCTGCTTTATGGCGTAGAGAAAATCGGCTGCTAGACGTTGAGTCTGAGATACTATTAAGATTCTAAAGTTGGGGTTCTGACATATGAGCCAGGTCACATAGTCTATGGTGATAGTAATAGACTTTGCGTGGTTGGGTGGGATGTTTAGAAGGATACGGTTACTAGCTATACCCTTTTCAAACTTCATAGCTGGGTGGAGCCAGGATGGATCTCTACCTTCAATTACATCAACTAGATTGACTTGATGTGGGAAGGTCTGGCTATGTAAGAATCTTTGACGGAACTCTACAAAGTCAATATCGTGGACATCGCCAGAGGCAAATACCTTAGTTCTAAGTCCAAGCCTAGTTCGATCTACTCTGTCAGCAAATGCTTTATCAGAGCGACGGTAGTACTCATAAGTCTTTAGAGTTTTGCCGGCTTCGCCGCAAGCCTTCTCGACGGTAACACCTTCAGCTACAGCTCCTAGGATGATTCTCTTTGCTATGTCAGCCGAGTTTTCAGCCATTGGACTCCTAGTTTAATTGCTTTTTATTGTTCTTGGATTTTTCTTGTTCTTTACGAATTTGATAACCAGTTACAATGCCAGCAGCAGGCTTTAGCCTTGCTTTGGTTTTTTTATTAGCCGCACGACCTGCTGCTGCTACCTGACCTGTTTCGCCTTGGCGAGGATTAACTACTCGTTGAACTCGTACTCTGGTACCTGGCTTTGGAGATCCAGACTTTTTACCTATAGCAGATTTAAGGGTGATATTGGCATTTTTGGCTTGGGTACCTTTTGTTACCTTGACATAAGGAGTTTTCTTTGCAATGGCTGCTTTGGCAGCTTTTGCTGCCCTAACGCCGCGAATAGCTCCACCAGCAACGGGGGCTACAAGAGAGGCTGTAAGGATTGCAAGATCCGCTAAGTTCTTAAGATTTTTCTTGGAAGGAAGTCCAATAGGTTTACCAGAACGTTCTGCTAGTTGTTTCTTAAGCAATGCGCTACCAGAACGGTAATCAGTTTCTGGTTTCTTTGGCATAGTAGTTCCTTAAAGTTGGATGGGTTAAAATTTATTATCGGGCGGAATAAATCGCTATTCAGCGATAGATAGTGGGGAGAGTAAGGGGTAGTGGAGGAATGATTGTTTGACAAAATAATAGAACTATCCCTACTAATTCCCCGAAGGGGCTGTCGGGCTTGGCGCCCGAGGGAGCTGGGCGAACTGAGGGGTAAAGCAGCGCTTGACCTAGGGGTCATCGCGCCAGCGATGTTAGGTCGTAAATAGGGCTTTCCCAATTTACTCCCCTATACTGTATAAGGCAGGAAATATAACGCATTTCCCGCTTTTTCAAAATAAATCTTTTATTTGTGACTAACATCACAGGATATATCCACCCAAAATAGGACAAAGTAGGACACGGGGCTACAGCTTAACTTTATCAAAAATATCTATTTGGGGAGTACATACCCCCCGTTCATAATACTTAACATACGGGGGTCGTTGATGTCCGTTTTATGCGTTATTGCCTGCTTTGCCTGTATTGTCTGGCTTGTCTGAATTGTCTGCTCTTAATTTTGCTAGGGCTTACTCTACTTTCGGCAGGGTATCCCTTACCTATTCGCCCCCTATATTTAATAAATGCCGGAGCCTTATCCGCTAACCATTAGCCCTAACCGGTAACCCTTAGCCTTAGCCCTATCCCTTAGCCTTATCTAATCGGGCAGCGCTTACCCTTGCCGGCTCTAATGGATCACGATCACCGGCGGCAATAGATCCGGAGCTGCTGCCCTAATAGGCTCCCGACACGGTGGAAAGATAAACCGGTTAAGTGCTTGCGTAGACGGTAGAGTACCGTTAAAGTTAATCCCGTGAGCTATTACCGGCTCACCTAATGGAGGGATTATCGTGGCAAATAAGCATAATAAATGCGTATCGTGTGGCTCTTTCACTACGCAATTCAATACTGATGACGGCGTTTACTATTTCGCACAATGCGGGGAGTGCTGCTAATGAATAATGAATATCTCGAAATTACTCTAACGTCGTATGGCTTTACCTTCTCCACCGAGCCGCTCTATTTTAATCTCTCTTGGTTAGGGCTTGGAGCTATTGTAATAACCCTAATCGCTCGCAAGATCTATAAGATCAAGAGGGGCAAGTAATGGCTACTATAAATTATCGCTGCCCTAATTGCGGCGCAGCTTGCCTAATGCCTAGTAATTTCGCGCCGGTACACTTTTCCGGCAGACTTTCACAATTAAGCGAAGGATACTGTACGACTAGCTGCGCTCGCGCAGCTCTTAATGGCTTGATAGCTCTTAATGCTATGAGCGGCGGCAAGCTCGCTGCTAGCTTGGATCGTGTAAAGTGAGCAGCGAAATAATCGCAAGCAATAGCTGGCGCAAGCGCATAAGTGGCGAGCCTTACGGTATCGCTAATCTCTTACTATTAGAGATAACCGGCGAGCTTGTTAAGCATAAGGGTAATTCTTACCCTTACTATTCCATAACCGGCAGCATTAGCCGCGAAGATAAGCGGTACCGTGATCCCGTAATAACTTGCGGCGCTATTCATAGCGAAATTCTGGCACACTTCCCCGAGCTTGCTCCCCTAGTAACCGCTCACCTATCGGAGGCAGACGGTACACCGTTACACGCTGCCGATAACGCTCGCTATTGGGCAGGGTTAAGCGCTTATGGTGACGGGCGCGCTATGTCGCCCCGTGATAATTACGGGCGCATAGAGATAGAGCTAGACGCGGCGGGCATAGAGTGGGCACCGGTGACCCTTGCTAGCCACTTACGCGTTAGCGTAGAGCTTGCTCGCGATATTCGCGGCGCTATGGTGAGCGGTTTACCTTGGGAGCGGATAGCTGCTCAGGCTAAGCTCCTCGAGCTATGGAATACGCAAGCGGGAGCCGCTCGCGCTCTATTGATAACGCATAAGAGGGTTAGCGCTTAGATAGTGGCGTGCTATCGCTCACCGGTTACGCGGTGAGCGGTGGTCTGCTCCTAGATTAGGGCAGAATAA